CTTTTCTTCTCAAGGCGTATTTTGCCTTCGTCGTCAAGTGGCTCCCTGCAAATGTTCTCTAAATCCGCTATGATTTGTTTACGGTAGGTTTGATCCTTTATGTAAATTTGGTCTGCCTCGACAAGCTCTTTAAGTTTAAAGGCGCACTCGGCTTTTAAATTGCCGTAGTTTTTCCCTTTTATTGGGGCGGCATTGTTATTAAATGCTTTTGCTGCAGTTAGCTTTTTAAGGCTGTTAGCGGTGAACTTTCGCAATCCGTCGGCATCGTAAACGATATTCGAGTATGGTACTCTGTCCTCTTCCGCCCATAGAATAATTTGATTGCCTATTGCAACCTCATCAATTTTATCTATACACCTAACTTTCTCAATTACTAATCCTGCCCACGTAGTCGCTACGAACGTATCTGCACCCAAATAAGCGATGTCTAAAGATAGATAGCGTTTTGGCCCAGCTTCAACAAAAGAGTTTGTAAAAAGGTTACAAATATTGTCGTAGCTTGGTAATAAGGCATAGGGGTTGCTTTCGTAATCCCAATTACCGTGGAGGAGTCTTTGCTTCGCCACCTCATCAAGAATGTTCTCAAGGTGCTCGATGTAGCCGCTCGGTAGCATACGGTTATCTTGAGGTAAGGCTTGTATAAAACTCTTGTCTGTTGCCAGCGTGCCGTCTTTATGTGGGTTGTAGTATTTTGAGTAAAGGTAATTTTTTTTAGGGTTACAGGTCTGTAAAAGCTTTCCGGGAAGGTTGTACTCATCATTTTTCCATCTACCAACTGAGGCAAATAAGTTAGTCATTGCTGCCTCTTCGAACTCTCCCGCCTCTTCAATCCAGCCTCGTGTCATTTGCATCGACCCGAAACGCTCGAAAAGCGGATCACTTGGGAGGGTCGCAGCATCGAGCAGGAAAAGCTTTGAGCCGTTGTGGAATTGAAAAAAGCTATCTTGGCCGTTGTATTTGTAGTATTGCTCACTAATACCCCAATTCTTAAAAACCTCGTGGATTGAGGGTATTGTGTGCTTCCTAAGGTCGTTTAGCTTCTTACGTGCGATAAAGGTGTGTATTCCCGGGTACATAAGGCAATCGCCAATCATCAAAGAGCATCCGAGGTAAGACTTTCCAGAGCCTTTAGAGCCTCCGTAAACGATGTCTTTTGTGTGCTTATTAGCCCAAAGCCTATAAACTTCTTTTTGCTTTTCGTTGCCGTGGCTGTTGAAAGTTAAAAACATTTTTAACTCTTTTTGGCATCAGCTTCAATTTGCCCCGCTAAATATCTGCGGCTAGCTTTTGTATTTTTAGAAAAATAGCTTGTTTCCCCAAGGGTGCCGTTTTCTGGGGCTGGGTATAATCTTATCTCGATAGTCTTTGTCGTTAGATTAAGGGTGTATTCTACCCAAAGATTTGTTTTTATTGCTTTTTCTAAGGCTTCTAGTAGTTTTTTCATCTTTGCTATTTTTTATTACTCGACAACTATTCCGGTTATTTGCTTAAGAGGTTCGCCTCCCGAGGTAATATCTTTTTTAATCGGGGCGTATTCTCCGTCCATTTTGTTTAGTTCCGCAATAGCTGCTTTCCTATCAGCCCAAGCCGGTACGACGTCGACCTCTTGAATCACCCCGTCACAAACGATATGCTTTACTAACGGAATTTCACCTTTGGCTATTTGCGTCAAAATTTCCATACGCTCATGCTTGGTTAAAATAGCCTTTTTAAGGGCTTCTTTTTTTCCTTCGAGTCTTAGTTCGTCAAAAGCGTTTTGAGTCCTTAGGTTCAAAGCAGCGAAGCGAGAGAGGGCTTCTGACCAGTATCGGTCGAACGTTCGAGTTGACACTTGCCATTTTTCGACGAATTTCGAAAGACAGTCTGCTCGATCAATACCAAAATCCAAATCGGAAAGTATTTCGTTTATTGCGTTTTCGATATTTACCTTAGGTGCAGCCATGCCACAAAACTACAAAACTATTTTACATTTCACACAAATAAACAAAGAAATTTACACTGTTTATCTTTAACTCTTTGGTTATCAGCTTATTAACTTATCACGCAAATAACCAAGAAACAAAATAAATTCTTTGTTTACGCTCTTAGCCCGCACCCTCATTGGGTTTAAGCCAAAAAGTAAACAAAGAAACAATAAACAAGACTGACTTTGAAGGGACGGGGGAACAAACTGCACAGGTTTCTCACGCGTATTATATTACGCGTTATATATAATATTATTTACTTTATAATATTTATAATAATATTATTGTTTATTGTTTACAATAGTAGCTTAGACGTTATAAACATTGATACTTTTGTGTAAACAAAGATTGTTGCTTTTTGTTTACTTTGTATCCATTTTAAGCTAATTTGTAAGGCGATACGGGCAAGGGCTGTTTTTAGTAATTTTATTGATTTGTCGTGCAAAAATGCAAAAAGCCCAAATATAAGTTTGGGCTTAGTATTGTTTACTTTGTTTACATTTACGTTTAAGTCAATAACCGCAGTGCTTCACAAGTAAACAATCTTTGTTTACTTTCAATTTATTGTTTACTTTCTTTTTATACGCCAAAAGCCAATAGTTGACTTTCCCTTTACCGTTTTTAGTATTTTTTCACAGTTAAAACCTACATGTCCAACCTCATTAAAATGAATATAGTTGTCCACACTAATAAAATTATCCGTTTTAATTACGTCATTTGATATTTTATACCCCGCTCTCATCTTAAGAAGTTGCTATTTTGTGAAATGCGGCTGCCATTTTTGCGTTATCGGCTAAATGGATACTGTTAATTTTACGCATCCAAGCATAAAATCTTTCTACGTTTGTCTCTTTTTTCATGTGATTTTTATTTTAATAGATTAATATCGTATGCGCTTGGGATCCTTTGTTTGAGTATAAGCCTTGCGCTTGCTTCGCTCAGGGCCTCGATTACAATCGTGTCGCAATCTTTTTCGTTATCGCCGTAACGTCGCCAATAAAAGAACTTAAATTGTTTCATAGATATAATTTTCTACCCAGAAAGAAACTTCCCCCTCAGTATTCACTCCGTAGAAGTTATCACCGTCAGTTTTTTTAAAATAAACGGATCCGTTCTCCGTTTTTGTAAAAATCCCCTTCCGTTTTTTAGATGAATCTAAGAAATACTCAACCCCTAACACTAAATCTTTTTCTGCTACTAACGCCATTTTGTCTATGTTTTAAATTAGATTTCAAAGATATAAAACTTATTTCTATATAAAAAATATTTATATGTTTATTTTAAATATTTCGCTATTTTGGCTTTTACGGCTTGCATAAGAAGCTCTTGCGTGTCACGCTTTCCGTCGAGCGTTCTTACCACCGTTTCGTCCTCTGTGCCTTGCGCAATCAAATGATTAATAACTACACTGCTTTTTTGCCCTTGTCGGTGCAAACGGGCGTTAAACTGTTGGTAAAGCTCTAGGGACCAATTCAAACTGAACCAAAGAACTATCGAGCCTCCCGCTTGTAGGTTCAAACCGTGCCCCGCACTTGCTGGGTGCGCAAGCATTACTTGAATTTCGCCTTTGTTCCACTTTAGTATATCGGCGTCCGTTGTAAGCTTTACGGGCTTGTATTTCTTCAATCGAACTAAAAGCCTCTCAAGTTCGTGTTTGTACGTGTACGCTATTAAAACGGGTTGGCCGTTGGCACTCTCGATAATATCCTCCGTAGCATCGAGCTTCAAGTCGTGGACCTCATGCCAATTTTTCTCAGCATCGTAAACCGCACCGCCCGCAAACTGTAAAAGCTTATTTGATAATCCTGCTGCGTTCATAGCTGTGATCTCTTCCACGTCTTCAAACATTTCGAGCACCATGTCACGCTCAAATATCTCGTATCGCTTCTTTACTTCGGGCGGGAGCTCAATAGCAATAAAGTTATCGATACGCTCCGGTAAATCCAAGTAGTCCTCTGACTTCATGGAGATACAAATATCTTTTATCTTATTGTGTATGCGTTCGTCTGAGTCAATCTGGGGATCGTAGCCAAAACCGTTGTAGCTTTTGCGAAAGTAGTTATCTCGGTAAAAGGTTATGGTCTTGCCGAGCCTCTCACCCCTATCGAGTAGGTAGATTTGAGCCCACAAGTCGATAAGGCTATTTGGCGCAGGCGTTCCAGTAAGTAGGACAACACGACTAAAAGAAGGTTGCACACGCTTCAAGGCTTTGAACCTCATTGAGGCGTGGTTCTTAAACGAGCTGCTCTCATCGATTACGAGCATATCAAACGGCAACATACCTCCGCCGTATAAACCACATAGCCAAGCCACGTTGTCACGCCCTATGGTGTATATGTCTGCTTTGACTGCTAAGGCTGCTTTTCGCTTCTTAGCGTCACCGATTATCTTGCTTACTTTTAAGTGCTTTAAATGCTCCCACTTCTCGACCTCTTGAGCCCATACGGACTCAGCCACACGGCGAGGGGCGATAACAAGCACTTTACTTATATCGAGGTTATCGTAGATTAAACGGTTAATAGCTGTGAGCGTTGTTGTCGTCTTACCGAGCCCCATTTCTAATAAGAGTGCAGAGTGAGTGTTGGCTATAATGTGATCGACTCCCGTATGTTGATAGCCGTGTAAGTTAGTTTCGTTTAGCATTACAAAAACATTAGTCTATCGTTAATGATATCAAAATACTTTTGTTCTTTTTCCATAAGAATATATTTTCTATTCGTATTTATGCAGGCTTCGCCCGTCGTTCCACTTCCCGCACAATTGTCGAGCACTAAGTCGCCCTCATTCGTGTAGGTCTTTATTAAATACTCAAAGAGTGCTACGGGTTTTTGTGTAGGGTGTAGGCTATTTTTTTGTTTATCGCTTGCGAATAGCTGTATACTTCTCGGGAATCTTTCAGTACTGTTGTAATCTGTGAAATTATCGCATTTACCGTATACCTCAGAGGCAACCGAATCGCGTTTATGTTTTGCGGTAGAAACTTTTTTTATGTGCCCTGTTGTTTTTTGCGGGTTGTAAGTCGGTGAATTTTTATAGAATATAAGTATATTTTCATGCGCTTTCATAGGCATTTTCTTTGAATTTAAATGTCCTGTAGCTTGGGTTTTTTCCCATATCCACTCATATTTAAGTAGCTTTAAATTTGATACCCCCAGTACTTTGTCGAAAGGTGTTTGAGCAGTCAAAACAATAGCTCCATTATCTTTTATAATTCTTTCGTACTGAGCCCAAAGTTTATCAAATGGGATAATTATGTCCCACTTGCAGGCGGTTGTTCCGTAGGGTAAATCGCAAAGAATCATATCTACACTACCGTCTGGAATTTCTTTCATTAGCTCGAGGCAATCGCCTAAATGTACTTTATTAATCATCTGTATATATTTATAAAATTATTAATTCCTTCTTTGCTATCCAGCACCTCAACTCGAAAGCCTAAAGCTTTCAATTTTTCATGCACCCACATTTGGCGCGCACTTGCATTCTTGCCTGTTGTCTTCACTTCCACAAAAGCAACCACGCCTCCCGGTAATAAGATAAGGCGGTCGGGCAGCCCTGTGACTAATCCCGATAGCAGTTTAACCGCCCAACCTCCTATCTTTTTAACCTCTGATACTAAATACTTCTCGAGTACTTTCTCTGATTCTATCATATTGTTTTTTCAAATAGGCGTCTAACTAAATAGCCTCTCACAATTGAGACAATAAAGAAAACGGCGGTTATTATTAAATTTTGTTCGAAGGTTACGGGAATACCCATAATAGGGTATAACACGACTTGAATAAGTATCGAGGTTCCTAAGCCTACTAAAGTCTGGACTGTGCTCTCGATTAAACTTTTCTTTTTACTTTGGTGTTTCATTTGTATTTATTTTTGATTCGATTATATAAAACCCGTCTTTTATTTCAACTTCGACGGGGTACTTTATTAAAAGGGCTTCGCGCTTCTTAACCTCTTCCTTATGCATGCTTAAGCCCCTTTTAACTATTTTATCACTTTGGATACTGTCGTACTTCATTTTCTTTTCTGTTTTTTAGCTACTCGCTTTGTTGGATTAATCGGTATAAACTCTTTATGTACTTGCGCTAAAATTGTTTTTAGTCTCTCAATTTCTGCTAACATTTTATTTTCGGAGAGCTTACGAGCGTGTATCCTTTTAACCTGTTCCAACTCCGCAACTGCTTTTAACCAGTTGCGCCTCATAACTACCCATCGAATAAACCAGTATTTCTCCTCTGGGTTTAATTGAATGTATTTGTAATCACTTACGGGAGTAGTATTTCTGCTTTCCATAATAACCAAAGTTTTTTGTTGTT